CCGGGAGCCTTACCCCGGCCCGCCTCCATGATAACAGAGTAAGGCAAAAAAATCAAGGAGGCAATCAATCATGATGATCGAGGAATTCGAGCAGCGCACCGGCTTCTACCCCACCATGCAGCAGTACGCAGCCATTGAGCGGGCCTACATGGACTTCGACGGGGACAAGGACGCCTTCTGCAAAGCCTACAAGAAGAACGTTGACGGGATGGCCGAGCGCATCCAGCGGGAGGTCAGCATGGACATCCTCAAGCAGGAGCGCGACCACGCCGATGAGCTTGCCCGGCGGGATGCTGAAATTGCCAGCCGCGACGCTGAGATCGAGCGTCTGAAGAAAGAGCTGGACCGGGAGCTGGAGTGGAAGCCCACCGACGGCACCGGCACCAACATGAGCCAGGAGAGGTACGAGGAACTGTTGGAAATCTGCACCGGCCACAACGGTGATCCTCACGTCATGAGCGAGGCCGAAGCCCGGCAGCTGGTCGCCGAGGAGTTTGGGTTCGACCCGGAGCGTATCGAGATCATCTCCACAGTTCACACCTACGAGGTCAACCGGCACCACCAGCTTCGGAAGGCCGCTGCCTACCCCCGCCAGCCCCTCTACGACGCCACCGATTACAACTACGTCCGCTTCAACGTGCGGTGCGCCGGGTCCACCTGGATGTACGAGATGGTCAACGGAGAGCTGGAAACCTACAGCTGCTAAATATCGAGGCTGACCTACCGGTATGACGGGGAGAAAGATGGATTAAAATGAAATTTATGAAGAAGCGCAATTACGAGGGCAGTCTCCGTAAAGTGTGGAGCGACGACAAAGAAGTATGCTTCGGCGTCGTGGGAACCGTTGGCGATCTGCTCCAGGAGGGTATTCTTGAATATGCCGATTACTCCCCCGAAACCTGGGCGTTCCTCCCGGTCCCCGGCGTGATCCAGAAGCCCAGGTTCGGGAAACCCGCGAGGACGCACTGGCGAACCTCCCCAAGATGTAAGGAGGTGTCAGCATGAAGCGGAGAAAGCGCACAACCGTATGGGCCTATCTGGACGGCAAGAAACTGGTGGACGTGGTTCAGGCCGCCCTCGACAATAACATGATGGTAGATGATATGAAAGTCCTGCTGATTCGGGAGAATCCCGGTCACGAGATCACATTCAAGGTACAGTAAACCCGCAAGGCCGACGGCACCCCGCCGCCGCTGGTGCAAGTCCAGCCGCCCACTCCGGGCGGGCGCTCATGGGTATACCCCATCGGCACCGGGGGAGTCAACCGCCGCCCCGTTTATTATATACAGCACCTTGGAAACTGGACAGAGAACGGCAAATTCCCAGACGTCCGGGAATTTGCTACAAACAAAAAAGCCCCCTCGCAGGCCGAAACCTGCAAGGGGGCATTACTGCGGCCACGTCCGCCGTTTCCCGGCCCACAGGCGGGGGCAGCGGTGTGGACGTGAATTTATACTGCGGGGACTTCCTTGCCCTCCATGGGGCTGTCAGGGGCCTGCACGGGGGCTGCCTGGGGGATGGTGCTCTGAACCACGGCGCCAGCGGTAGCCGCAGCGGTGGTGGCGGCCACAGTGGTCACGTCAGAGGCCTCCTTCAGTTCAACGGTGAACGGCTCACCCAGCATGATGGTGTTGGCCTCCTGTTTCTGCACCCGGACCTGCGCCTCGATCATAGTCTCCAGGTAGTCGTTCAGATCTCCGTAAATGCTCGCCAGCACTTTCTTTGCGGATTCCGAAAGCAGGGACAGCGCCTTATCCTTAGATTTCTGCAGCGCCTCCAGCTGGGCCTCTGTATCAAAAATGCCCTTTTTCTTCAGCGCGTCCACATAGGTCTGGCTGGTGTAGGTGACCGCCGTAGCCACGGCCTCGGTCACTTCGTCCAGCAGCTCCTTGGTAATCAGGCTGTCGGTCTGCGCTCCGATGTGCTTGGACACCCGGCGCAGAAACTGCACAAGGAAAGCCGCACAGACGGGGATGGCGGCGGTGACCACCGCCTGGAGTAGAGTGGACAGAAATTCGTTCATGATATTTTCCTCCTTAAATTTTCTTGCAGAAGTCCAGGGACACCCAGCCAAGGCCGGACTTCAGCTTGCCCCAGAGCGTGGCGCCCTGGCCGGTGGCCTCGCTGACGATGGTGTAGGCACCGGGAGCGATAGCCTTCTGGACGATGGCGGAGTCGGTGCCGGGACCCTTGCGGATGCGCAGGTCGGTGGCGGTGATGCGAACCTTGTAGGGGACGCCGCTCACCGGGGCGGCGGGAGCCTGAGCTGTGCCAGCGGCCCCCAGCTTGGCGTTCACCTTTGTGGCGATATCGCCCAGCCGCTGGTAGATGTAGTCCCCAGGGCACGCCTTGTTGGCGAACCAGCGGTGAACGGTCATGTTCTGCTTGGCGGGGTTGCCCACCAGGTTCTTGTCCCCAGACCACAACAGCTGCTTGATACCGTTCCGGCGGCAGATGTCGGCGCACAGCTCGATCAGCGCGGCCATGGCCTTATCTGTAATGGTGTAGGGGTGAGCGGGAGCGCAGGCCACCTCAATGGTGACGGCCTGATAGTCATTGGAGGAGCCGGAGATGCCGTTTACCCGGATGGGGACGTTAACGCCGTTCACCTTTTTGTAACCACCCGTACACCAGGAGCGATCCTTTTCCTCCACGCACAGGCCGATGCTGCCATCGTAGCCCACAACGTAGTTGCAGGACGCGCCCTTGCTGGACGGCTGGAACACCTCGCACCCGCGCTTCGCCGTCACCTGGCCCACAAAGCAGTGGATGGTGATGGTATCGATGGCGTGGTTGCGGTTGACCGTCTTATTGGGGGAAATCAGCTTGACGGTCGCCAGGGGACTGTTCGTGAATCCCATGTTGCCACTTCCTTTCTCCGGCGTCTGGCCGGCGGCGTATTTGTTGTAGTAGGTCTGGCCGTATCCAGCGCGCTTGACCTTCGTTGCCTCGCTCTGATCGGCGGGCCGCTCGAACTGGAGCAGAACGGCATCGGAGGCCGCCCGGACGCTGGTGGCGGTCTTCAGGACGTTCAGTACAGCCTTGTAGCTGGTGGACAGCTCTTCCATCAGGAAGCCAAGCTGCATATCCAGATCGCCGATGCTCTTGCCCATCTTCTTGGCATACGTCAGCAGCTTGGGCTTGCGGTCGGGGTGCGTCCATTGGGCGATGCCGTAGCCCGCCCGGTCGTTCCCGAAGTTGGTGTAGACGCCCTTGTCCACCAGCTCAGTGTACTCAGCATCAGCCATGCCCAGCTTGCCCTCATAGCTGTTCTGGAGGTTGTTCGGGCGCAGGCCGCTCTCGGCGTACAGGTTCCCCATGAGGCCAGCAGTACCAGCATCGGTGAGGTCCTGGGCTTTCAGGTAGCTCCAGATTTTCTCTTCTGTATTCATCATCCGACTCCTCCTTCTTCCCCGCCCTCATCGGGCGGATCATCTTCAGTCCGGCTCTGGCCGAACACCACGCCTTCGTTATGCTCGAAGATGTTCTCCACCACCTTCAGGCCGCTCATGCCCAGGAGCGTGATGATGGCCTGGCGGCTTAGCTCCTCAACCGGGAACGGCTGCTCCAGCACGATGGTAGAGTAGGTGGCGATGCCATAGGACCACGACACCCAGAGAATGGCGCATATCTGCGTGGTGACGAACAGGAACCGCGTCACTGACCGCAGGATGCTGGGCGGGGGCTTCCCCGCCCGCAGCTCCTTCAGCCTCTTTCGCAAGTGTCGGATGGTGGCCTCGCAGTACACAATGCCCAGGGCGATACCGACCACCAGAGCGCCGGCGGCAATCAGGATCATCTTCATGGCGACTGCTCCTGCCTCGCTGCGCTGCTTTCCTGAAGGAAGTCATGCAGCTTCAACCGCTCCATGTAGACCTCCTGGATATTCTTAATCGCCAGGACCGCCCGGTTGTTCGGGTACTCCGGGTGTTCTCGGCAATACAGCTCATAGGCATCTATCTCAGCCAACACCTCGGTGAACTCCTCCTTGGTGTGGTCGATGTCCCGAAGCAGCTCATTGTTGAAGTGCAGGATACGGGCCCGGTGCCCATCAGCACATCGCCGGTCATCCATGGTGATATGGGCATCCAGTTTCTTGATGACCTCGGCATTGATGGCCCGGCCGATGGCTCTTGCCATCCAGGACCAGGGGTTCACTTTGACGGGGGCGATCTGTACCAGGGTCATCATGACCAGAAGCAGACCGCCCCCGCCAGCCAAAAGCTCTTGGACGTTCACAACTACATTTCCTCCTGTTTTGATAGCGATTTTGGGTTTCTCAGTAACGCAGAAGGCCGCCCCCGATAACGGGAGCGGCCTCTTTGCGCCGGTCCTTAGACCTTGACCTCCAGGGCCTCCAGGATGCCCTCCACCTCCTCACGGAGCTTGGCGGGCACCT